AAAATCTTTATACATCTGTTCTACAAGGGATGTCGTCGGGACGACTATCAGAGTATTTTGCCCTTTCTCAACGTAATATCGGACAATCGCATATATCATTAACGACTTTCCAGAAGCAGTTGGAGATATCAGTAACTTGCGATTATGTCTTAAAGCGTCGTATACTCCCTCAACTTGATACTCGCGGGGAGCATATTTAGAAATTGAAGTAATGTAATCTTTTACACCTTCCTTTGAAATCATTTCATTGACTTCAAATGGAAGACCATAGAATTTATTGTTTACAAATTCGTAAGTATAATTGTGGTTCTCACAGAACCGAATGAGTTTATCCAATAACCCAACATATATCTCTCCATTTTGGGTATTGAATAAACGAATTTTTCCGTCCCAATATTTGTTGCGAAACTGGGGCATGAATTTTGCTCCTGGCACATCAAAAGTAAATTGATCTGCCAGTTCATAATAAATGTGAGGTTCTGCCTTTACCTGTAGATAGACCTCATTCTTTTTTGAAATTGTCAAATGAGACATATACTCATAATATTACATATGAGTATTTATTTGCTCAATTAAACCCCGCTTGGAAGCGATGCCATTCAATAGCATTCTTAATTTGGAAAGTTCTATTTGATATAGTCTTAATTACTTCCTCTAAGAACTTCATCATAATATCATAATATCTGATTTTCATTTCTATTTTTGAGAGTCTCTCATCGGCATCTAGGTGCCTCTGTAACGAGTCTTTTTCTCTAATCTTATACGGAAATGGTTCCTCGACATAAACCTCTGCTGGCGCCTTTCCTGTGTAGTAATTATATCGTTCTAGCCTAACTCTATTGTAAGTATCTCTTGCCTTTTCTCGGAGGAGAGTAATAGTGTTATAAATCGTATAATACTTAGCATGTAGTTGAGGAATTTTTAAAGACTCATCATGCAAATTATCGGGATCAATGACAGAGTCTCTCTGCCACATTTCCTGAATTTCATCAAGGTTCATAGAGGATTATTTTCCTTATCGACTATATTGTAGATAGTATACTTGAAAGTCGCCTCTGCTGTAAAGTAGTTGTAGTCATCATCCGTTGCTTCAAATTCCATTGAACTGAGAGAAACTGGATACATGTCTCTAAACTTAATCAATGCAACATCATTGTAATTGCTGTTTAAAATTCTTAGTGTTCCGTCACTAAATGCCTTCAATGGATCTTGACCTCCATCATCTTTAGTTACCAGATCTCTATATTCACCTGTAGTCTCTGGAAATCCCAAACCAGTAATCCATTTATGAATTGCTAGATAATTTTCTAGATTTTCATCGATTAAAAATCTAATAGTTAAATCACCATAAGTGACAATATCACCAGGAACATCTATCATCTTGAGATATGATGGTTGAACTGCCGTTCCTAGTGTAATTTCAGGAATTCTTGCAGCATTACAGAAAAAAACTGCCTTTGGTTCTTTTGCTATCGTAAATTTAAAACCAATAGGAGACAGATAATTTCTATTTTGTATTTGATTTGAAAAAATATTTGCCATGATAAATTATTTTTTAGGTGGAGTAACTTTAGTATAAATCATTTTTTTACCCCATTTTTCTGGGGTTGTATTTGGACCTGCAATATCTTTTGTGATTTGTGGGGAAACATCAAAAGAAACATCTTTATTCACATTTCCAGTCGTTCCAAAATCTCCAACATCATTAATTTTTGCTGTTGTGGATTTTGTTTTTGCACCCATAGGTTTTGCTGTTAAATGTAACTTAGAACCATATGGAATTGATGGTGCTCCACTTTCTCCTTTCGGTGCTTGCCCTTCCTTATGTTTAAATGGAACTGCAGCATTTCTAGTCGTCCAGTTATGTGGATCTCCAGTTGCAGTTACTTTATTTGGGGTAAATGCATCTCCAGGGGCATATACACTTGCTTTTACGGGTTTCCACCCGTATCTCTGCTGCTCTGGTGCAGTATGTGCTCTTTGTGTAAACTTACCAGTTTTTTTATCTAATACCCCAGGTTTATAATTTTTATATGCCAAAACCTGACTTGATTGTGGTTTTGGTGATGCCTTTGGTTTTTCCTTGGATGCAAAGGGGTTCCAAAATTCTTGAATATTTGCGTCTCTACAAAACTCGTTAAAAGTTTTCATTTTTTTATTTTTATTTAGATAAAAAAAAGGGATCCCGAAGGATCCCTGGAAGTTTATGTGAAATGGATCACATGAGGTTTTGAACCTGTACTCTTCTGTAGTAGCGGTTGGTGTTGACACGGAGTCTTCCAAGACCCTGATCGGTGCCCTCAGCGAATGGGTTAGCAACCAGACCGTAACGGGTCTTGAAGCCAATCTTAGGCTGGAAGCTGTTCTCACCAACGGCACGTACCATCTGGAGAGGAACATAAGGGCAATAGAATAGACCAGCGTCATAAGGTGAAGAACCCTTATAACCAACAACGTAATACTGACCGCCACCTGCATTGGGGTTAGAACCACCCGAATATGGGTCAATATAAACGCGATACTTGCCTTGAAGAACACCAGCGAAAGTATTGCCAGTGTCATCAACTTGAAGGTTAGCGTTGAGTGCTGGGGTGTAATCAAGAACACCTGCCATGGTGAGTGCCGAAGCAACGTCTGCCGAGCAGAGGATCATGTTACCCTTTCCTCTACGAGTTCTGGTTGCAATTGCGTTAGCATCGCGCTCGATTTGGAAGATAAGACCCTTGAACTTCTCAACCGACCAACGTCCGTTGGAGTCAACATCGAGGTCGAACTTACCAGCGGTAGCAACGTTGTGCTGAGCGCCTGATTCTGCAACCTTGTAGATGGTTCTGATAACTTCACGGTTGATCTCAGCAAGAATCTCTGAGGAGAGGATATTTGCGAGTTCCGCTTCAGCATTCAGTCCATGGATTGCTCTCAGGTCTTGTGCTAGCTCAAGGCTGTATTCTGCTTTCAGAGCACGACTCTTAGCAGTAACAGTGACCTTCTCGATTGAGAATGCCATTTGGTTGAACTGATCTTCACCTGCTCCACCAAGTAGTTCAGCGTCATCAGTTCTCATACCCTGACCTACGGTGTAGGCAGCTTGGGTAGCACTTGAATCTGGGCTGAGGAGACCTGGGTTTGAACCTGCTTGTCTTGCAGTGGTTCCAAGACCAACTGAACCACTATCAGATCCTTCAACATAGAGACCAGACTCATTATCGAATCCTGAATCCTGACCCGACCATGAAGTATCTGGCTCGTTGAAGAATGCCTCAGTTCCGCTTTGGTTGTTATAGCGTGAACGCATTGCGAAGATAAGTCCAGTAGGACCATTCATTGGTTGAACGCCAGCGAGGTCATAAGCGACCAAGTTTGGCATTGAACGTCTGATCAGTGAAATCAGAACGGGATCGAAACCTGCAACAGGACCTGCACCATTAGCGCCACCTGAGAAACCAGCGCCGTAACCACCGGCACCAGTTTGAGTATTCATATTTGGACCAGCTTCGCTAAGGAACTCACGCTCCTCACGAAGTTCTTTTTCTTGGTTCTCTAGCAGGATAGCAGTTACCGATCTACGATGTGAATCTTTGATCGGATCCATTCCTTCGTAATCAAGGATTGGTGCCCACTTCTCCTGCAGGTATTCGGCGTTGAACATCTGCATTTGATTTTACCTCTTTAAAAAAGTTAGTTTGATTTTTATTATTTAGAATTTCACTTTTTGGAAACTCTACTTAGAACTGAAAGGTAGCTTTCCATTCTTCCGCTTACCTGAGGTGCTTCAGAATAATCAGCTTCTTCAGATAAGTTCTCGGTAGTTTCTCTTTGAGCACTAGTTGTTTTTGATGGGAAATATGATTCCCTTAGAGTTACTAGTTTCTCACGATAGCTTGCTTCACTATCAAACTCAACATTTTCAGCAAGAGAAGCGAGTTTGTCTTTCTGAGAAAGTGCAAGACCCTCAGCGACGTCTGCAAAGATTACATCAGCAACTGACTCTGCTAATCTTCTATTCAGAGCAACATTCTTATTAATTTGCTCGTTGAGTTTTTCTTCCATGTCATCAAGTTTATCTACCATACTCTCGATTACATCATATCTATCTTCAGGGATTGTTACATAATGATCTTCAAAAAGTTGCTTCATTCCAGTTAGGAATGACTCAGTCATTTCAGTCTTAAGACCGTGCTCGACTGCGAGTGCATTCTCTTGAATCCACTCATCAGCAACATACTCAAGATAAGCATCGACTCTTTCTTCAAGAGTCTCTTTAATTCCTTGAATTTCTTCAAGGAGTGCTTGCTCGTATGCTTCTTGAAGTTGCTCTTTGATTTCAGATACCTTACTTCTAATAGCAGCTTCAAAAATTACACGCGCTTTTTCTTGGAATTCTTCCGAAAGCTCTTCACCTTCCAAGAGAGCATTGACATCTTCTTCGATGTCAAACTCTTCTTTCATTTCATCTTCGTCTTCGTCTTCGTCTTCTTTATTTTTCTTCTTAGCCTTAGAACCGTTTCCGTGTGCTGCATCATCTTCATCACCCTCTTCATCATCCTCAGCAGCTTCTGCAACTACTTCCTCTTCTTCCTCGGATTCTTCTGCGACTACTTCTTCGTCATCAAGATCAACATCTTCACCATAGCTTGCTTGCTTACCAACAATAGCTGGAGGCATAGGATCTGCAGGCTTGGCACTCTTATTGATTACATCTTTAACTTGTGCTAGAACTGCTGCAGCATCTTTTAATTTTGCTGAATCGTCATCTGGACGATAATTATCTACAGTAGGACCGCCCAGATCTTCCCATGCCCCAGTTTGACCAGCAGGAATTCCTGTGGTTAATTTTGGCATAGCTTCTGCAGGCTTTGCTCCTTTGGTTACTACGTTTTCCATTTCTTGTAAATTTCTACCAACGGACATTTTTGTTTTAGATCTTGTATATAATCTATATTTATTTATAATTTATAGATTTGACAAGAATTCATTAAACAGATTTAACTTGTGTTCTTCTAATCTTCTTTGATCTACTAAAGTATTAATTCTACGTTTTGTAGATTCAACTAATTTTTCGCGTAGGATTCCACCATCCCACACCCATTCCTTTCCTTCCATAATTCCTTGAACAAAAGCATCGGGTGCTGAAGGATCTGCAACAATATCTGCCGCAGTTGCCAACATAAAATCCTCACCGACAATTTTATGACCTTCATTAGTCATTTTTAATGAACCAACACCACGAGAAGAAACACCTAAGCAAACTCCTTCACCAATGAGTGATTTTGCAATCTTACCCATAGGAGTTTCAAGAAGTTGTGCTTTACCTCTAAAATTATTTCCCTCTGCAGTGAGAGATACAATCTTATGGGAAACTCTGTCTAAGTTGACAGTAGGACCATCTGGATGACCTAATTCTCCCAGAGCACGTCCTTTATCAATAAAAGCTTCTGTATATCTTTTTACTTCACGGGAGAGAGTTTCCATAGGATACATTCTTCCATTACGATTACAGATATCTCCTTGTAAGAAAATACCCTCGATAAACATTTTCTTTCCGGCACCTTTGCCTTCGGTAATGAATTTTACCTTTGATACTTCTTCTGTGATGAGTTTCATTTTAGTTTGTAAATGCTACTTTATTTGCTTTAATTGCCGCTGAAGTCCAAATGACATCAGATCCTTGCTTTTGAACGAATTCGATGGAACCATTTGGCATAGTAAAAAATGCAGTTGTTGCTGCCCCAACTAAGGTATTAATTCCAACAGTTACTGCGGCATTTTGATTATTATATAAACGAACACATGTTGCGGAACTAATGCTAGTTGCAGTTCCTGCTGAAGTCGCCGTCGATACTTCTGTTTCTATAATTTTTGTTACTTGCATTATTCTTCATCGGTATTAAAATTTTCATCTTCACCATCGAATAATGAAGACGCTATTTGTGGTTTTATTGAATCAACTCTTTCCGCTGCTTTCATAAACAAAGAATTTTTAATAGCATCACTAATATCAGATGCGGAAGAATTAGTTGCAATCAAATCGACGATTTGTTCCATAAAATTTATTGATAATCTTTTATTATTTATATTTCAGCTTTCTTACTATCCTTTTGCAATTGCATATCAAATTTAGCAACTTCTTGTTCTAAATCTGGTTCTTGTGGAATTTCACCCATTCCCATACCTTGATCTGCTCCCATTGCTCCCATATCTTGACCCTCAGGTGGAAGTGGTTCGCCTGTAATAGGATCAACTGCATTTGGATCTGGGATTATTCCTGCCTTAATTTCTTTTTCAATTTGTTTGTCTTGTTCTGCAATTTCTGAATCAGTTTGACGTAATATTTTTCTGCGAACATAATCCTGTGAAAAATATTTTCCAACATATGGTTCAATAGTTGCCAAAAGACCAAGACGCTCATTCATCAATTCAGAATCTTTTAATTCTGCAAATTGATTATCGTAGATGAAATCATATTGAATATGATCTGAAATTTTTTCCCAATCTTCAACACTAACAATATTTTTAAGCAATAACTGAGTTTTGAGTAAATCGGTAAATAAGTTTGAAAATCTCTTTCTCAAACGTCCAACAAACTTGGCAAATTTCAGTTCATCTCTTAAAATTTCAGATGATCGTCCAAGATTAAATCCACCATCATTCGCAATTCTAGATTCGGGAACACCTAATGATCTGTATAGTTTTTTCTGGAAATATTCAATATCCGATAGTTCTCCAAGATTTTGTCCTCCAGGAAGAGTTGTAATTTCGGTTCCTCTACCACCTTCTCTTCTTGGGAGCCAAAAATCTTCCATCATAGACATATACTTTCTGTCATCACGAATTTCACCAGTATTTGCATCATATGCAAGTTTATTTCTATAGCGATGCATAACCTCCTTCAAGTATTGTTCTGCTTTTACTTTAGGAAGATTGCCAACGTCAATATAGAAAATTCTTCTTTCTGGTGCGCGAGAAAGTCTGTAAATAACCAAAGAATCCTCAATCATTCTTAACTGATTGAGTGATTTAATTGCTTTGTGGAGATATGATAATACAGTTCCTTTATTTCTGTCAATTAATCCTGAAGTGCAATATGTAACAGAATCTTTTGCTATTTTGATTGTTTTTTGACCGCCAGCACTCGCAATTATACCTGTGTTATAATTGGGTTGGGGAGTATATACAAAATATTCTTCAATTTCTGGGTAAAAAGATTTTGAAGTCTCAGTTACGTTTGAAATATTTGGAAGATTTTGAATCCCGTTTGGCTTTCTTTTTTTCTTTTCTTGTCTAATATGTCTAATCTTCATGGGATCAATATATCGAATATCTTTTAAACCCTCATTTGGTTTATTGACATCGATAATTTTTAGATAAAACAGTCTTCCATCAACATACCAATTTCTAAAAATTTCATGACACTTTTTATCAAAATCTAAAAGTTCTTTAATATATTTAAATTCTTCTCTTATAATTTTTTTTAACTTATCACTGGCATTTACATTACTCAATTCAATTTCCACTGGAGAATCATATAAGTCACTAACAATAGCTTCATTGACAACATCTTCAACCGCAGAATCACATTCTGGGTGAAGTGCCATTTCTCTATATCTACGAATTAAATCAAATTCAGTTCTGTAAACCCCTTCAATATCTAAATATTGACCGTAAAAACCACTGGCAATATAAGTATCAACCCCGTCCTCATTATTAGGAGGAACGGGGGATACTATAGATTTAGGTTGTTTATCACTCTTATCATCAATTGAAAAACCAAAAAGTTTTGCCATCTTATAATCTATATTTTTATAACTATACTATTTAGAAGATAGTTTCGCCACCAGCATTTGCACCATTACCCTTGATTGCTTCCCACCACTGAACTTGCATTTCAACTGTAAATTCTTGAATAGTGTCTCCACTATCATAAGAAAGATCGATTGGTGAAATATTAGTTGGGAACAAATCATAGAAATGATATGCTCTTAGAGTCGATCCATCACGATCAAGCTGGAATACATAAGCATCTGCTTGATATGTAAGTGGATTGGTAATACCTGTGTTGTCAGATAATCTATTGATAGCATTCATCCACTGCTCAAATGCTGATCTGATACTGAAATCCGTATCATTAATAACTGTAATAGTCCAACTATCAAAACTTCTATCGCCAGCAACTTTGATGACTCTTCCTCTGAACGGAACATCAATTGGAGCAATTGTTGATCCTGGAAGTGCTGCAGATTTTACAAGAAATCTTGATTTATTCAGAACATCATTAGCGCCAGTAATATCAACTTCAGATGGGAATGAAAGAACAACTTCAAATAGATTAGGTCTTGCACCGCCTCCAGATAGCTGGGTCTTAAAATCCTGAACCTTTCTTAATGGGGGTGGATTGATTGATTGATTTGCCATAGTTTTAAACCTCTTAGTTAATTAAAGAATAATTAAACAGTTCCAATTACTTCATCAAATGAAACGCCAGTTCTAGTGGCAACAAATGTAAGACCAATAAAGTTAATTGATTTTGTTGGTTTAATATAGATATCAGCCAGGAATTCATTATTATCAATCACCGCTGCAGTATTATTTGACTCATCGCAAATAATTCTATAATCGAAAATTCCTCTCTTTGACTGAACGTCGCGTAAGAATGGTTCAACAATATTTACAAAGTTAGTTCTAGTTACTGCGTCATTGAATTCAAATAGTTGATCTTTTGCAGCGGCAGAAATAGCTTCTTCAAGATAGATAAACAATCTACGAACATTAATTCTATCGAAGGCAGAAGCCTTTTCTAAAGCAGTCTTATCACCGAATAATATAAATCCTGCACCAGGCGAGAAGATAACAGGGTTAACTCTGTTACTGTAAAGTCTATCTCTTTGAGTCTTTGTTGGGTTAAATGCTAACTTAACTGTATTTTGAATAACTCCTCTATTAGTTCCAGCAGGTGAATACCATGGGAAGAAGTTAGTATCAGTTCTTACGCAAGTTCCAGCAATATCACCATTCAATGGAATATAGCGGAAAGTATCAGAGAACTTATCATACATGTATTTGTAGCCAGAATCAAACACACCATATGAAGTTGAATCTAAGGATGAATAATATCCAATAAGATTTTGAGTGATTGTTTCTGGGGAACTAATTACTGTTGATCCACTTCCAGTATCGACAATCATTGATCCTCTATATGGGGAAATGAATGCCATAGTATTTTTTCTTTCTGTAGCTACATTAAGAAGAGTCTTAGCCAGAGCTTGTGCTCTCTCCTTAGAATATGCCGCAGATCCCATAAGTAGGAAGTCTACACTAACATCTTCGGCACTTTCAAAAATTCTATATCCATCGGCAAGATCTCCAATTTCTGCAGATAGAGCACCATTATTTGTTATATTATCTAATCCATCATAATTTGTTCCACCAGTAAGGGCATAAACTTGATTACCAACAACACTAAAATTAGTGTTTTCTGCTGGTTGGTCCCAACCAGTATCAGTATCAATTGTATATTCGGAACTATATGCTGCAGTTACAACTCCAACAGGTTGCGATCCGCCAAAAATATAAGGTGAATTTGATGCTAGATATCTTCTCCAATAAGATGGGCTTCCGAAGGAGAATTCTGCATTTGTTGCCTTAGATAATCCGAAATGCTTCTCAAGAATAGTTCCGGCGTTACCTGTAATCTCACCCTTATCGTCAATTACTAAAATATGAACTTCATCAAATCTTGCATTTCTATTTTTACCATAAGTTGTAGTTGATGGGCGATTTGCAAGTCTATCCCAATCAAATGTTAACTTAGAACTTGGTAGAGTGATAGTTTGCTCTCCAAACCAATCTTTTATTCCAGTGTAGGTAGTTGATCCAAATGCAACTGTCTGCCCCGTGCTGTGAATTGCTACATTTCCAGTATTTGTGAATGCATACAATCCATTTTCTTGATAATCAACGTCAATAGCTGTTCCGGATGCATCTACATGCTGGAGAACTTTGACATAAATCTCACCAGATCCAATCTGAGTTACAATTCCCTTAAGATATCCAGTCAAAATAGATGTAGTTCCAACACCAGCACTTGTTCTCCCATAAACTGACTGGGTAATACCACAACCAACTGCAATATTGGATCCACTAATTGAAGTTGTTGCAATTCCAGTTAAAACTTGATCTGCCTTAGAGTCAACAACTGCAACTACTAAACCATTAGCCCAGGAACCTGGATTTTTTGCTGCAAAAGTTACACCACTAATAGTTTCTTCACCATAACCCTTATCAACATAATCCTCTAAGCTTTTGATGAATGGAGTTGCACCGGATCCAACATATGCATTTTTAAGGTTTGCATCTGTTGATCTAATAACTCTCAAAGATCCACCATATGAGAGAAATGAAGAACCTACAAACCAACTCTCATAGTGCTTATCATTAGCCTGTGGAGCTCCAAAAATATCTACCAAATCCTTTTCATTTTGGATTAAAGTTGGGACATCAATTGGTCCCTTTTCAAAAGGTGCTACTATTCCTGCAAACTTATTAGTTGTTGGATCAACTCTTCCAACGGTTAAGTCAACCTCTCTAACTATAATTCCAGGAGATGCTAAATTTAGCGGCATCTTTTTTCTCCTCTATTATTCCAGAATATTCTAGAAGTATTTATAATTTGCTCTTATTTGATCGAAGTTATACGTAATCCCACATATAACTCCTATCTCCATATTCATCAACATACCATCTATCGCCATCTTGATCTACAAAACTGGTTATATCTGTAATGCCATCAGATAAGAAACCAAAAGGTGCCATGTCTTGTTCTATCTGATTTTTTTGCTCCTCATAGATCCTTTTTCTGACATCATTGTCAGTCATTTCTTTAAAATATGTCTGGGCGACCAACCATGAGAATATTACTAAGCACATAGCAAGGTCATCATTACATCCCTCTTCTGCCTCAAATGAATTGTGTTTTTGTGCGAAAGTAGTGAGTTCACTGATGATATCATAATCACTAATCAACAACTTATCATCCTCTAATAAAGTTTTTAAATTAGAACATCCCAACTTCTTAACTGCAGCGGTCATTCGGACACCTAATTGCGATTTCTTTCCACTAAACCCAGATCCAACTATTTGCCCTGCTCTACCCCTCATCGCACACATAAGGACATTATCATACTCTAAATCAAAGTGTAAGATATTTGCTACTTGATCTCCAATATCATTAACCTCAATCAATAACCAAGCATCATTATATCCCCTTGCAACATCATTAATTATGCTAGGAAATAGCATCGGTTTGATTTCATTATTTCTATACTTGGCAACCGCTTTATATGGAAATTCCGTAATATCGAACACCACAAATGCTGAATAATCATTACCTAAACCTCTAGCGACGTCAACTGTTATTAAGTAATTGTGTTCTGGAACTGGAGGTTGATGAACGTCTAATCCGGCATTCCTCTTCAGTGGATCTTCATAAACTAAATTTCTAAGTTTTGCTGGATTAATAAGTGTATTGATTGATCCTAAAAATTCACACTCGAACTCAACTTTGAATTGCTGTTCGCTTGTATTCGCTATCGTCTGAGCTTTCCAATTCTCATCTCTACCTGGAACTTCAGACCAGTGAACGTCAGTCGGAACATATTCATTCTTACCTCGCTCAGCATCATGCCACATACGGTAGAAGTGGTTCATACCGCGAGGTGTGGAAACTATGATAACCTTCGTGCTTTGTCCTGATGAAATTGTTGGATATACTGATGCAAAGAAATCATCAGCAATGTGGTTTGGAATGAACGCAAATTCGTCCAAAAAGATGATGTTGTAAGATCCTCCACGAACCGCTGACGCCGATGTAGAGGCAGCTATGATCTTTGATCCATTCTCTAGCTCCAAACTACCCCTGTTCCACTGTATAACGCCCTGCTGCATCCATTTGGGAAGGTTCTCATATGCAAGTTGCAATCTTTGTAGAAGATCTCTTGCAGTTGATGCCTTGTTTGCTAGAATTGCAATATTAACATTGGCATTATATAATGCATAATGTAGTAGGTAAGAAACGCAAGTTGTTGACTTACCAGTTTGTCTAGGCATCTTGCAGATATTAAATCTGTTCTGATGGAACCTACTAATTAATTTTTCCTGGAAAGGATAAAGTTCAAATGGAACAAGACCATGATCCAAAGAAACGATCTTAATGTATTTTTTTGCAAAATACACAGGATCTTGCATACATTTAGCCCATTCTGAAATTCTTTCTTCAGTCCAATCAATTGGTGTATTTGCTCTCTTTAAGTTTGGATTAGATAGATAAGCATCTGACTGCTTTAATTGTATATCTTCAATTTCCATAGTTTAATCAACTTCCCAAATAATAGAGCTATATGTTGTGTTAATTTGAGCAGACTTTATTGCTAAAGAAAGATTACTTCCCGGAGAAATTACAATCCTATAATCAGATAAATCAATATTTAATGATCCACTACTAGGTATTGCATAAGTTAAAATAGGAGTACTTGTAGTTTCACTTATCGTTCCGTCTTCTTTGCAAACTAACGCAATTGAATTTCCCCCAGGTTGAGTATTGAAAATATGAGAACCAGTTGCTAAAGGAGCATCTAAAAATACCATAATTTCTGCTGGTGCTTGTCCACTGTTAAATGTCCCACTTAATCCTTTTAAAATTATCTCTCTCGAATTAATCACTCCATTATTTGTAGTTGGGTTTTGGAGTGTAATTAAATGATTTGCTACGTTAGCACTTAGTCCTGAGGTGCTTCTTGATGTAGAACTTGGATATGTATTTTGAACAATTTTTCCTTCAACCCCCATCATCATTGATGCACCATAAACAGATGCGGTGGAAGCAATACCAACACCACTTAAATTTGCAGCAGCATATCCAATTTTAAATGATGGATTATCTACCCAAGGAGTAGTGTGTTGATTGCTGTAGTGGGCATGATGAATGAAAATCATATCTCCATTTAATGGATTTTCTATTGCATATCTTTGTTCGCCAGCTCCTAACCAACGATAGTTGATTTGGAATACATTTAATTTTGTCGTATCTAAAGTAACTCCAGATGGATTTGCTGTTCCACCAACACCAGTTAAATTATCGAGGTTCCAATCTTCTTGATATGTCCATTCTTCTGTAGCAACTTTACCAGTTTGAACTGTTGTGAATGTTCCTACTGCTCCTGTTGTTCCTGGTATAAATTGAAAATTGCCTGTTTGTGGTCCAGTTGAATTTGCTAAAAATATAATAGTATTATCTCTTTGATCTGGAATATGAGTTGCGTATGAAGTACCAAATCCTAGTTTTGCTGCGGTTGCTGATGTAATTCCAGAATTGTTTACTAGAGATATGTTATAAGATACTCCATTTAAAACAACTGTTGAAATACCAGCAGAACTTGCTGCAGTAGTAATTGTGAGTTTTCTGATTTCTGCTTTTGTCCCATATTGGCGAATAATACCAAATTTTCCATTAGTATTAAATCCAACCTGCAGTGCAGATTCTTGACTGAAAAATCCTGCTCGTAGAGTTACTCCTGCAGTTGGATTAGTGAAAGCCGCAGTAAATCTTGCAACTCCACCTTGTCCTGGACGATATCTTAAAAATCTTTTTGAACGGACTACGGCATATCCATATGCACTTTTTCCAGTTTCTGCAACAAATAAACTATTTCTTGTTGTTGCTATTCCGCTGGTAAAGGAATATGTTTGAAAACTATTTGTGGGAAGTCCGTAGATTGGATCTAATTGAACTACAGGAGTGATCTCAGAAACTGCATATTCACCAAAAGCACTTCTACCAGTTGCACCTTCATTTATAATGTTTCCATACTGATCAGACTGAATATAAACCTCATGAAGGGTTCTTTCTTGATTCAAATAATCTTGTGTATTTTTATTCCACTGAGCCATGAATTATTCACTCCACGATAGTCTTTCTGGTTGATACCTTTGTGCGCTTTTAATTTTTAAAGATCCTGTTGTTGATGGATAAATGTTATGAACTATTGCTCCTGGGTATTCACTTTGAAGTTGTTCTGCTAATTCATTTTTAGTCATCATTTGACCTTCAACTTCTAATCGATAAATTTTACCTTCCCAGACAACATCTGCAAAAAAACTTTCTCTAACTGGTTCTGTTTGAGTTTCTGAACTACCAACATAGAGATTTCCGTTGAAATCTCCGGCAATATTGATACTTTCTGAAAGAAATTCTTTAAAAGATTTCATTATCTGCACCTCCAGCGGCGTAATGCTTTATTAATGTCACTATCGGGATCTCTTGCAGTTTCTGCTGAAGTCAATTTTGACTTCATTCCGGACATACGACTACAAAATCTTTTTCTTCTTCCTGCCCTTTCCCCAGATGGATTCTTTTCAGTTACTGCAGTTTGAAGTTTTGAACCTGGGTTTTCGCGGCGATAAGCGTTCACAGATTTTTGACTTAATCCATCAGTCTTGTCTTTACGATTAATTGATTGCCAATCTTCAAAAAGTTCTTCTCTCCAATTTGAATATTCTTCTTTTTTTACACAATTTGGAACAGTCTTCTTCCCTTTCTTTTTCATTCCAATTTGAGTATATCCATCCCAACATGCTTCATCAACTTTATGTTCTCCACTTTCGATATAATCTGCTGCAGTATCTAGGTAGTCCGCTGCCTTTGTAATTTTTGATTGAACCCATGCTTCGATATTTCCTTCACCCTTACCCATTTTTTTCTTCAATCTCTTAGCCGCAGAAATAATTGTTGAGATTTCTGAGCGTGCCATTGAATACTCATGATCCTTTTCCTCATTCGCGGGATGAGGTCTATTTGGATCATATTTTAGTTGATTTAATGTTGGGATATCAGATAATTTTGCTGGAATAGAAAACATTTCCCAATATTTTGATCCATACTTACATTCTTCTTTCGTTTCATTTTTCTGACACTTGGGACAATACCTCTGATCGTCTAATTTCATTGGTATATCATTCCATTCCATATTTTCACTCTTTGTTCCCCAATTTGAGGCACCAACTTTACGGCATTTGGATAGTGCTCCTGATGCATAAGCACTGGGCCAAACTTTATACCTAGATTTAACTTTTTTGTAACAAGCGTCTTTTTCACCAGCAGCCTCTTGAGTTACCATTTTTGCTTTACCCGATCTATTTGGATTTGGATCTTCTCTACGTTTTTTGGCAGATCTTTTATTTCTTTCTTCTTTATCCATTGAGGCACGATCATCGGGATCTCTACAATATGGTTTAGTTGTTTGTCCTGGTTGTTTAGCACATGGTTTACCATCATACTTTCCACCAGTTTGAACCCAACCACCACCTTTGAACCAATCTCTCAATGAATAATCTGGATCTTTTGAAGATTTTCCATCAAGTGCCTCTTTTACATCTTTGAACTTTTTATGTTCTTTCTTTGCAGATGCCTCCATTTTTTTCAACCGAGTATAATAATCTGGAATTTCATCTAAATGTTGGAGAGCAATATCTTTAGCAAGTTCATGATCTTTAGTATGTTCGTGCTCGATTGGTTCTCCCATATCAAGTTGCTTTTGTATAAAAGAAACATCTAGGCGATGTTTCTTTGCAATTTCTTCAACTGTTTTATGGGACTTTAATTTATTCACTTGATATTAAAGAATTATTCTTTATTATTTAGAAAACCTTGCTTTAATAGTTTTGATAACTCTGCGGTGGATCCAACAAACAATGCATTATTTGTCACATTATTTGTAGTCTTGGCAGTATCTTCTTCAATATCTTTAAGTTTTTTATGTAAATCTGCCAACTTATCAGTCACATCCGCAATGTTTTTAATTCCTTGAAATGCAACTTCATATGCTCTTGGACTGCCTCCTTCACCGGCAAGTTCTAAAATTCCATTAATAGCTTCCTGTCCTTTTTCTATCAATGAATATAAATTTACTCTGGTATATTCATAATCTTTTTTTATATCAACAAATTCTTCTTTTTGATTTATTATTTCCGACTTTTCTATTGGAATAATATCCGAAATGTCGGAAATGTTATCAGTAGTTGTTAAATCATCCATATCAATCAATATCAGTTCCTTGTGTTGGACTATAAACTCTGGCATCATCGAATATTTCTATATTTTCACTAAAACCAAAATCATCATCGGGATTTGCATCAATTGGATCTGGAACTACAGTGTATCTCATTTCTCGCTTAGCAGACTGAACATCAGTTGAAGAATATGTATCAACTTGAACTTTGCGAATTAGACCATCCGTAGTCTTAGCAATTGGTCCAAACAATTGAGTTTTTGCAGTAAAAGAAAGAGTATAAATCAATGCCCTTCTGGTTGATAAATCTCCTTCATAATCATCTTGAAAATTAACACTATTGAGAACTAGAGGAATATCTCTTTTTTCACCTATTGAGTCTACTAAATCAACTGTCACATTAAAAGATGGTTGAAAAAATGGTAGTATTTGTTCAACTATTTGTAAAGCATCATCATTTACTTTACAAAGTATATTCAAATCAAATCCAAGGTTATATGGAACTGGTAAAAATACTTTTTTAACATTATTATCATTATCTAAAGTTTTAAATGTTTGAGTAATTCCAGTCTTTCTAGTGCTGTCATATTGAATAGATGTCATTTCAAATGACATTCGAGGTAAAGTAATCTGAACTGGTTTATTTAAGTTACTTTGCTGCTCTAATCTTGCTAAAAACTTTTGAACTGGACCATACGCTAAAGGAACTTTCATGTCACTAATGACATCATCTGTGGAATTTTTATGTTGAATATGAATATCGTTAAACAGAGTTCCAAAAGCAACAATTGTCTTTCTGATAATCTGATGATAATAGTAAGTTCCTAGCATTAGTATACACCAAAAGGATTTGATTCTGTGAAATCTAATATGAGATCTGCCTCACTTTCAATTTCATCGTTTTGTTGATATTTATCAACATTATTGACTACAACTGTTTTAAAACTATAAGTGGCACCGGAAACCGAACCGGTAATAAGTTCTCCTGGTCTAAATATTCCACTAGTAATTCCAACTTGAAGAATATTTGTGGTTTTATCCCATTTTTTAACTCTTGCCTTAGTTCCAGATCTAGAACCAGTTATAACTTCATTAAACCAGTAAGTTCCTATTCCAGATAAAGAAGGTGGAGGTGCAATAGTTATTGATGGTGTGCTGATATATCCTCTACCAGCATCAAAAATTAAAACTTGAGTTATTGATCCTGCAGATCCAACTACAGATCTCAGAATTGATGGTGTTGATGGACTTAATGGAGGAGTGGAAACTGATACATTAGGTGCAGTTGAATATCCAACCCCACCCGAACTACCCGAACTAATGTTAACTTTAGAAATACCATACTGTTCTGTTACAATTTCACATGTTGCCGCCGCACCTATTCCCATACCCGAATTACTAGTTATTGTTATTCTTGGGGCAACTGTATATCCTGCACCTGCATTAGATAATAATATTTCTTTAACTGAATATACTCCACCAATATAAGTCGTAATTGCAACTGCTGTTGCATTTATTCCTCCAGTTGGGGCAGTTGAAATTGAAACATTCGGTGGTATTTTATACCCATATCCATCATTATTAATAAAAATTCTGCGAACATATCCACTAGTAATTGTTGGCGTAGCAGTAGACTGTTGACCTTCAGAGAATAGTTGTAGAGAAATAATATTCCCAATACTCTCTATAGTCTTATCAACTTCGGAAATACTAGTGTCGAGAACTTCGTCCTCATATTCAAACAATTCACACTTTAGTTCATAAACATACAATTTACCTAATTGGTAAAAAGGATTTTCATTCTCTACAAACTTGACTTCAAATAATCTTTGTCCTAGAGGAAAATAAATTAAATCACCTTCTCTTGGTCGGGTGGATACTTCTATCTCATCCTCATTATCTATAGATTCTAAAAACGGTGCAATAAAATCTTCAAATCTTTCTCTTGAAATTACTAAATCTAATTCATCCCTTAAACTCAGTCCAAATTTAGTTAAAATATCTCCAGATCCTCCATATCCATCAAAATTATTTACATACGCTTCTATAGAAAAATTATCATCAAACTTTGAAGAACTAACTTCTTCTATTATAGTTTCTTTTCGAACAAATTTTCTGGGAATGTATATGACTTCAACGCCATACATTCTCAATTGTTCGTTTATGAGTTCTTGAACTAATCTTTGTTCTCCAGGAGATCCCTGAAGGAAAAATGGATTTAATGCCATTACTATCCAATAAAGTCGTATGGTGGAAGTTCGTATTCCAAAGTCATTCTTTGTTTAATATCACTCAATTCTCTTTCTGCATCTTCATAAATTTCTCTACCATTTAATTCAATACCTCCAGGTAACTTAACTCCCCTAAACTTAATTAGATTTTGTCCCCATTGTTTTTTAATTAATGCAGTTAAATATTTTTTTACAAAACTATCATTATATACCTTAGTAAAATCATTTGGATCTAAAATCCTATAACAGTCGATAACAATAAATTTACCAACGTCTCTGGCACCCCAATCAATATCTAAATATAATCTATTTTGTCTCTTGTTAAATCTTATCTGCTTATCTGTAGTCAAAAGAAAATCAATATCCTCCAAGTATGTCTTTGTCATCGCATACTGTAGTAAATTGATAGAATTGAAATAATATAAATCATTTAAAAACAATTGATACTTAATACTAAACATTCCACCAGAAATAGAACTAGTATCAAATTTAAATATTTTTTCTATTCCTATAACCGAATCTGGAACTTGTATATAATTTGACGCTTCATAGAAATTAAACGAAGTTCCAGTATTAGATGTTCCTGTGGTTGTAACGATACCTACACCATCTGTTCCTTTACCCTTTCCCCTATCAATATCTTCCTGAGTGATCTGATACTTTAGATACATTCTTTCTACACCATCAAAATGTCTCTCATGAAAGAATTGTAAAGTATCGTCGACTAAATCATCTATTTGATCGTCATCTACGTTTATTTCCAAAACTGGTGCTCCCAGTCTTCGTAGGCAATAATCAATTAGTTCTTGGCGTGATGCTGGTTTTGACATTTAAGTATCCCAAGTATCTGATTTATCTACACCAGATTTTCTAGATTTGGCAGTTGAAGTTTTTAATTTTTCAATCTCTTCAGTTAATTCTGAAATTCTTTTTGACAATGATTCTATAATTTGATTTGAAGTCAATACCCTAGATTCTAGTGCTATGTTCTGAACAAAAAGATCTGCAGATTTTTGTTGATAAACTGAGAGTAAATTTTTATAATCTATTTCATTCATAAAACTTTAAATATAAGAAAAGGTGGAGATATACCCCACCTTGTATTTATAATTTATTCTATAAATTTAGGATCAGAAAGATCCACCGTCAACTGTGATGTTTTCTAGAGTTCTAATACCACCAGAACATGCAATTACCTGAGATTGACCCGCACAGTCATTCAACCAAAGTGCTGCGATTTCAATAGGAGCCCAGACTGCGGTATTAGTGTCAACTACGTTATTCGTAATTGTGATATCAGATGCAATACCAATTCTTGCAGTTGAGTCATCCCAGAATATACCAGCTTTCTTTGCTGAAGATGTGTAATAGTTGAATAGAACACCAACATCAATATTTGCATCCGAAGTTGGAGCAACAAGAGATCCTCCACTATTGACTAATCCAAGATCAATCAAGTTATCTTCAACTTGCAGTTGTGTTGTATTAACAACCGTCTGTGATCCGAGAACTGTTAGATCTCCGTTAACAGTCAAACTACTTGCGACACTTACATTTCCAGTAGTGTTATTGATAGTGATCGCAGATGTTCCATCATTTGCTCTGATGTTAGTTGCATTAACTGTAGGTGTAGTTAGTGCAGTTGTAACAGTAACAGAACTTGGTAGACCATAAGTTACTGTTTGTCCTGCAACAGTAACATCAACTTCATTAGTTGTTCCAGCAAATGTGAAGGTTTGGTTAGTGGCAACTGAACCTCCTCCACCACCTGTTCCATTTGTTCCTTCAGCAGTTGTGATAGTTAAATCTACGGCAGCAATCTGAGAACCAACATAGTTGATAACTGCCGATGAAGTTGGAACAGATGATGTTGATGTGCCAGTCGATACTGAACTTGAGAATTGAGTAATACCGACACCAGTTCCGACCGTTGCAATTCCACTTGCAGTTAAGTTGGTTACAGATGCAAATCCACCATTAACATTAGTTGCAGTAGTTGCAGTGGTGGCATTTCCATTAAATGTTGTGGCAGTTACAATACCCGTAAAATTAGCTTGAGTTCCGGATATTGTTGTAATAATTCCACTATTAATAAGCACCGTATTGCCGATATAATTAATCGGGGCAACTTCTAACTGTCCCGAGGATGAGTCCCAACCCAAAACAGTGTCATTTGTGAGTGCAGAAGCATTTTTTAGTTGAACATCATCAGCATTGACGGTAATACCAGTTCCGGCACCAACATTAATGGTATATGCGGTAGCATCATCGGCATTTGGTGATGTTGCAGTTAAACCACTTCCTCCAGTGATTGTCGATGCATATTGACCTGTAGTATCGCTACCTAAAGCAACGGAATTTGCCTGGATTGTTGCAGTTCCTGTATTTGAAATTACAACATCACCAGAAACTTTTCCAAAAACATAACCACTAATATGTGTAGCGGCAGCGGAAACATTTGATCCAGCTGAAGCATCATAAACAACAAACTCATCAGTATCTGCAATTGCATTTGCTAGATCTGTTGCTGCATTAATGTTTAAGATAGTTGCAGCTACACCAGTTATAGATACTGCTCCGGCAGAAGATACAGTAAACTGGTTTGAGTTGAACGAAGAAAGACCTTTAACACTAGTAGACGCCGTTGCAACTCCAACTTGCCAAGTATTGACAAAGTAAAAATCACTTGTATATGAAGCAATACCCGCATTAGTGGTTGATGCTGCTTCTCCGGAAATAAGAATTTGATTATCGCTTACAGTCGTATCTACACCTTCTCCTGCAGCAAATGTCAGTGTTTCACCTGTAGTGAATATATCAGGAGTTCCGTTTTCTGCCGCAAGAGTAAATGATCCAGATGGAACTGCAGCCCATTCTAGGGCATAAATTCCGGCAGTATAAGAAGTGAGTTTTAAATAATCTCCAGCACTTCCATCGGTAGTGTCTGGGAACTGGTAAGTTGCAATACCACTTAACGAATCTGGAGCTTTAAGTGTTAGATATTGATTTCCGTTAGTTGTTCCTTCAACTAAATTAACACCACTACCTTTGCTTGTGGTTTCTTTCGACCAATATCTGTGACTTCCAAAAAACTTATTGTTGTTGGTAGTGCTGTCTATACCTACATATAAATCATAACTATCTGTGGTGAACCCAGGTTCTCCAGCTCTCAATCCAGGAAGGTTTGATAGTAAACCTCTTTTTATCTGAATTACTGGTGCTGCCATTTTACCTATACTGATTTATTAAGTATTTAGGAATTAGGAAAATCAAAAGCCTCCTCCATCAATATCAATTTTATTATCCAAATCTTTATCCAATTCATCAACAAATTGTGATGGGAGACCAGGAGACAGTGGATCGGTAATTGCAGAAATTAAAATCGTATCGGGATTTACGAACTCATATTTGCCGGATGTTGAGTTATACATCATAATATACTTGTCATTCACTGTAGATGCATCAACATCACTTAGATTATCCAAAGTAGTTATTTCTGTAGAAATATCATTTGATACTATATTTGTTATAACTTTCATTGCATTTTGCTGTCCGACTCTAACAGCAATTGCGTTGTCTCTTATTATTTTTGCTTTAATGTTTGACATTACCTAGTAACTCCTTCTCTGACTAAAACCATTCCTTCTATTACTCTGGTTTTAAATCCTCCAAGATCTGTTGTTACAATATCGTAAACATATCTACCGGGTTTTAACGCTGATGTGATAGTAGATGCCAAACTTATTTTTATTTCGCCGGTTGATGAATTTACTACTTCCGTTGTAAATGTGGTGCTACTTGAACTTCCCGGATGTTTTCGCATTTTCGACGAAATTGTATACCCACTCAATCCAACTGGAGACCCATCAGAAATGTTTTCCAAAATGAAGTTTTGAGTAAAATTTGCACCCGAATTAATAACTAAATTGTTGACATATACTGTCATTGTATTCCAAGAATTCCTTTAAATTATTTATTAGAAATTAAATCACGTACAACTTCTTGTTGCTTAAGATATAACTTTAATGAATATTTTGAAAACTTTTTAATTTCTTCAATATCCGAAAGTTCATCCAGCATTCTTGAATATTTTTCATATTCAAACTGTTTATCGATGGTTTCTAACGTTATGCTATTTGGATCCATTTACCAATTCCTTTAATAGTTGTTTAATTTCGGACACATCACTTTTTAATTGTTCAATTTCTTCGCGCTGTTTTTTTCTTTCATTTCTCAATCTAACATAGTTTTGATATTCTTTAGTATCTAAATTGACAATTGCTCCACTCTGCTCATCTCTAAAAAGATTAATGTGTCCTTCTACTGGTATCATAACTAAAAAATCACGCTAATGCTATAACTCTTAAATCTTTAAATCTTGGTGGTTTTGCTTCATTTGTTCCAGACATAACTATTTTAATCACAAAACCAGTAAATTGATCTAAATTATCTGCAGTGTATTGATATTCAACGAACTCATCATCTCTACTTGCCTTAACCAAAGCATCTGGGTTTCCAGTATTCAAGGTCTTATCTATGAGTGTATCACCAAAACCATCCCCATCTAAATCTTTAAGATTATCATATCCTGGGAACAATTCATACACTTGACTGACATTATCCGATCCAACACTGAACAAACGATACAAAACTCTAAAGTCGGCAGATGAATCCCTGTAAGCACTCAAATAAACTCTTAAGGAAGTTGCTGGTTGTGCAGTATTAATTCTATTTGAAACATATACCGCTGAATGGGGATCCCCAAATAACAAATTAGATCTAGAATCATATACATAATCACCTATAGGTGAATTTAATCTATTTCTAGAGAAAATTAAAGCAGCATTTGCTGTATCTACTACCGGAGATAAATTAGGATCATTTGATTCCATGGATATTGAAAGTGTGAAAGATTTATTTCTAGGTAAATTCGCAAGTCTTGCTAACTCATTCACTCTGGAACAAACCATTCTTGTTGTTGGAAAATCATTTTTTTGATTTAATTCTATAGATTCAAATCCTTGATCTAAGAAAGATGTTTCACTACCACTACAACTTGTTGCGGAAACGGTTCTCACTCTAGTTTCAATTTTAGTTGATTGACCTGGAGTAATTACATTTATTTGTGGTATTAATTTGTTAAATTGGACGTTCTTTGTGCTTATTGCATGATCTCCACCACAAACCGATTCATCTGTAAAATTAAGCATTGTACTTCCAGAATCTCTGAGTCCTCTGCTAACTTTTATGCAGAATGTATCATTATCTCGCAATGACCTAAGAGAAGCATCTGATGGTAAAGTATGTGTAGTATTAATTCTTGATAGTGAAATTCCACCTAATTCATACTTATAAACCGTACTATTAATTGGATGAGATCTAATTAAAGTTCCATCAGCACCTCTAGTTCCTATTCCGAGTATTCCATCTCCAACACTATTATAGTAAATAATTTCATTATTAATTTTCAAGTATCCAGTCGGTGAAGGATATCCTTCAAATGTTGCAAAAGGAACGGTACTTGCAACTGAAATAATAATGTCATCGGATCTTAATTCAGACGTTAGATATGTTGGTGCTGTATCTGGGCTGAGATTTCTCAATGTAACTACATTATTATTTGCGTGCATACCATGACCATAACCTTCAACTGTAATAACATTTCCATCATATAGTGGACTAATGACAGAAGAACTACCTCTCATCTGTGCATCTGTTAAGACGGGGAATCCTAAATCATTAAATACTGATAAAGAATTTCCCTGAGCAAATGTTTCACCCTGAACGCTATCCAAATATAGAATATCCATTCCGGTTAATTGGGTAATGCTAATAGATCCACCTTTACCTTTACTAACAGCAAATGTTGAAATACCTAAAACATCACCCAAACAATATCCGGAACCACCATTAGTTATAGATGTTATTCCTGATAGTTGATTATTTGAAAATTGTAGTGTTGCTCTTGCGCCTTCTCCATATCCACTAATATTGTAGAGAGGGACATCATAATATATCCCATTTGAATATCCAATACCAACATTAAATATTGAAGAAGAATCAATTCCTCCACCAATCCTCTCTAAGAACCCATATGCACCATCACCCTGTCCTATCTTAGATCCAACTCTAAACTGATTAACTATAGAAGGATCTGTAGTTGTAACAATTCCTATTTTTATTTTTCTTGGATAGGTTTTTATTGGATTACTTGTAAGAGTAGATACATTACTATCTTCTATACCCAAATCTGGATTATAGAAATAAACTGTCCCTGAGTTGACAAAACTACATTTATATAATTTAAATTTCAAATCTTCATTTTGATTTGCAGTCCAAATAGTTCCATTTTGCGATTTAAATAAACTTCCACCAAGATATTGTCTATTCATCAAAATAGATTCTGCATCTGGTAAGTTTTGGGTATCAACTGTAATTTCACCAAATCTACCTATCCAAACTTCATACTTATCCGAAGATGGTGCTAAAATTACCAATGCATATTCAGTATTTGGTTGTAGATATATTGGAGATCTGAAAGAAATCTTTGTTGGAACAGAAGCATCATCGGAAATATTAACATCTCCTGGATTGAGAGTTACTGAGGCGAAATCTTGTACTAGTTGATTAGTTGGTGTTCCCAACTCAACAGTTCTAAGTTCTATAGTTACCGCTTCATTTTCATCTTTATTTGCAAAATAAAGATCAACTGCCTTTAAAAATGCTCCAGTTTCATCCACGGTAAACGTTTGTGCTAATGGATCTATTGGAGGTCTTCCTGGAGGTGGTGGAGGTGGTGGTGGTGGTGGAACTCTAACCACCACATTAGTTTGACGATATATATCCACTCTACCACTAGTGGAATATGTTCCTTCTCCACTACTAATTAACAAACTTCCTGATGGATTACTCTCATTAGTTTGACTTGAAGTTAGTTTAAGAGTTTTAGTTCCTGTTCTAAATCTAACTGGTGGAGGTGGAGAAGATAGCGGATCTCTGAAATAAATCGATCCCTCAATGTATCCAAATGAATCTGTAATTAATCTTGGTGTTTGTACAGTTGCCTGAGCAAAACTTGTTCTTCCTACTAAAGTAACCTGAGAATTAACATACCCATAATACTTACCAAAAGAATCATCCACCAAAGATGCGATATCAACATTTATAAATGTTGATGAAGCTGAATATGAAGATGATAATTTAAGAGTTCTATTGTATGGATTTTCACTGTAAATTAAAGATGGACTATTATAAGTTCCAGATTTATGATTTGATTGACAAAGTCTAAATGAAGCAACTTTTTCGTCTCCAATATATCCATCAACATCTTCACCGACACTAAAAATACCAGAAATCATTTGTATTTCAATCAATTTTGGAATAAAATCAATTGAATTTGATCCATCAAAAAATGGATAATATCTTGTTAGTGGTTTTAATCCGTTAGTTGTAAATCTAACGTTTCTTGGTCTGATATATTCATCAGCATCACTAGATATTAAAATATTTTCTACATAATGTATATCCGTATCCCCAAGTTCAAATCTAGTTGACCCTGATCTAACAAAAACTGTTCTAACCCAAGAATCTGCTGATGGTGATAAATTAACCCTTCCAACCCAAGTAATCATATTAAATGGGTTCACATTTTCAACTCTAGTTGCAAAAGGTTGTTCAATCCATCCAACTTCAGAATAATTTAGTGTTACAAGATCTCCACTCTTCTTAACATTTGGATCTAATAATTCTAAATCAGTGTCATAGTCTGCTGTATCTGAATTTAAGCTTCCATTAAGACCTAGTTGTGGTTTTAAAGTGTAAAAATCTATTGGTGTATTCAGTTCAGTTGCTTCAGTATCAATATCACATTTAGCATCTGGATCATTTATGTTAATAAATGCAAGATTTTGGAATGAATCTGCAAAAAATCCAGTTTTAAATCTATCTAACCCTTCAGCATCTTGAACCTGTAAAGATTTTGTAGATAATTCTAATAATGAAAGACTAGTCAATTGCTCTACCGTCTCCAACCTATCTTCAAGTTTAGAGATTTCTCTCATAGTATAACGTTTGTTATCCGAAATAACAATTTTCGCGTCAGATGGTTTATACAAGTATGGTGGTAACTTAATTAATCCTAAAGTTATAGATTCTTCAACATTTGTTGGTTCAGTTGGTCTAGGTGAAGAAACTCCTTTAATTAATGAGATTTGACCTAATTTATTAAGAACTACTTTATCAATTCTTGGTAAATAATAAGAATATCCAACTACAGAGCTTTCGTTTGGAGCAACTATAACTGTTGAGCTACTTCCAGATGGAATTCCAAAATTCCTAGAACTAAATGAAAATGGTGATCTATTAGTTAAACCAAATTTACCAACTCTTGGTCTAAAGTCCAAAATATCAGATGCCCTAATGCCTCCTTCCAGTAAAGGAATGTCATCTCTATAACGTTCATAATTATATGAATTTGCGGTATATAAGTCACCCTTATCATTAATTGGAACATCGTAGTAATTAAAAACTACCAAAATTTTTCTTGAAGGTACTCTAGACGAATCTTTTCTAACTATTCTAGAATAATCATAGTATTGAGATCTATGTCCTTTGTCTAGTATAAAATCGCTAGTAATATTTACATGTCTCCCTGCCAATATTTGTTGCAAAGTTCCAACTATGTTAGATTCTTTAAATCTAACAGATTCTCCCGGAATAAACTTATTACTATTTAAGTAGCAAATTTCTACAGTTGTTGAGGATGTTCTTTGTGTGAGTTGAGCAGTTGCTCCACTTTGCTCACCGAAAACTTGTTCTCCAATTATCGATAAATTATCTAAATTTAATCCGGCAGTAAAAACAAGTTTATCTAATGTTGGATCTAGTTCATCCACAGATTCAAAGACACCAATTACTTTGGATGCATCTGCAATATTCAATGAAATTTCTTTATCCTGAACTCTCAACCCATAATAATTTGAAGTTGATAGTCCTGCAGGATCTTTTCCTACACCTAATATAGTTTTATTAATTATTATTTTTTCACTTCTAATATATTGCTTTCCTTTATGTTGAGCACCAACTTTTCTTGCCGAAGCATTTAAAGTTACATTTGATGTTTGACTCAATTTTAATCCACTAATATTAATATTAGCACCATTATTTGCAAAAGTAACTTGATCTTCAGTTAAATCTTCTATTGATCCATCCGAATATACTACAGAATACCTTTCAGTGTCATATGCATCAAAAAATGCATTAGTTATTCCGGAATTTGCTACAGTAGTTGATAGTTTTCCTTCTCCATCAGTAGACAAACCTTTAATTTGTATTTTTATTGGTAATGAAGATCCACTTAAATTTACTGATGAAACATTATCATTAGGTAACTCAAAATATAGTGAATTATTGGATGAAATAATTCGTGGATTACCAACATAAATCGGTACATTTATTTCAGATGAAGGTAATCCTCCTGTGCAAACTCCTGTAACTGAAGGAACTTCTTCCAACGTTGCGAATAATCCATCCGAGGATATTCCAGATACTCTATTGAAAGTTTCTAAATTTTCTCCAGGAAGTTGATATCTAATTACATCACCAGATCTTAGAGATAAGAAATTACCTCCACCAAATCTTGCGGTAGAAATTCCATTAGACTTTGGTGAAATTGTGATAGTATCAAAAACTCCAAATTTTTGTGGAATATTTTTTTCTAATACGGTATCTGCTATAAAATCTACAGATAAACCTAATGATGAAGAATCTTGAAAAACTGATTTAACATCCTTTATACCATAACCGATAATAGACTTAATAGATCTAACTAAACTCTTAGATCCATTAATAATAATCTGCTCACCTTCAATGAAAGAACCTGAAGTTTGAATTAATTTTAGTGTTGTGGTGTTGGATGTAGTTACAAGATATCCAGATGCTCCACTACTAGCTCCTTGAATGTAGGAAGACTCTGGGCAATCTGAAGTTGGTATGGATGCACTTATTTCTAAAACAGTATATGTTTGAATATCAAAAAGATACAAGTCCCACTGAGAAACATTCGAAGAATATGGGGCATCAGATAAACTACAAGAATATACTCTTGCTTTACCTATTTCATAATCCGAAGAAAGGGAAGTATTCGATGAATTTCTTCTTGAATTGTAAAGTAATACATAATTATTATTTTCATTTGTTCCAATTAGTGGTGTTCCATGTACATTATTAATTCTCAATAGATGACCAAATTTTAATGGAACTAAAGTAGAACTTATAGTTTCAGTGTCTCTTGGTTTTTCAACATCAATAACTGTTGTTCCAACTAATTCTACATCATAACCTCTAATATACGCCTTACCTGGAGAAACTTTGACACACATCAATTCTTCACTAGGAACATTTCCAGAATTAGTTAATTGATTGTCGAAATATAATCCATTACTTCCTACTCTATCATTTAATGAATTCGACAATTCTATTGTAAAATCACTAACAGTGTAATCTCCAGATTCTTCATAAGTTCTTTTTGCAACATAATCTCTAATAGACGAATAATCACTTTTGTTTTGTATTTTCTTTAATTCTCCATTTTGAATTCTCACTAATTCAATAAAACTTTTATCATCATAATCATCCAATGCTTTCTTCGAAAGATATGTTGAAATTTTAAATCTATCAGCTCCCGGAGAAGCATAGTTTGGAAATCCTTTGGCATTATCATAAAGAGATGGATCATCTTTTGAATTAATAATGTCCTCAACGATAGATAGACCAACTCTATAAGATGAATTATTTGTATATGAATCTAAAACAATTTTATCTGCAGATACGTCTACAAAAGTTCCCCTAATAAAATAAACTCCACTAGTAATTCCTACTGCTGTCCCTACAGCAGTAGGATCAGTCGACAAAACACTAGCAATACTAGACTGATTTTCTATGATAGTATTACCATAAACTAAAGTTTCTTCTAGTATTAAAGTTTCCCCAGCAATAAAAGTTGGAAACTGATTATCACTACCGGAATTTAAATATTTTATATAGAGTGTAACTTCTTCTATACCTTCATTTTGGGAAGGTAGAGAGTAGTTATCGACAACTGCAGTAACAAGTGATTCTTGCCCTCTAATTCTCTTTCCAATCAATTCTTTGATATAAATTGAAACATCTAAACCTAAATGTTGCTCATTAATTTTCACAGAATAATAATTTGGATCATAAGTTACACTTCCGGGAATTACAACAGATCCTTCTTTAAAGAAGTGGTTTCCGAATGACTCAATCTGATTTTGTAAAGAAGACTGTAATGTTGTTAATTCCCGCGATTGTATTGGAAATCCAGGTTTAAATAGCACCTTATAATAATTTTTATCCTTGTCAAAATCATCATAATAAGGACCTATGTTGAGATTAGTTTTTTGGGGCATTTTTAAAATTCCAGAATGATTTTAATATCTTCTTTTTGTCTTGGATTTCTGGAGACCAAAGGACGATTGTCAATATAAATTAATTCTCCTGTATTCTTATTTATCTCTGGATATGCAAGACCATTTGAAAATTGTGTTCCTAAATTTATCAATTTAGTTCCGATAACTGTGGTTATACCCACATAAGAAGTATCAATAATTCCACTAAATCCTCCAACAGTAGTAACTGGTGTGGTAGTAGACTCAAAGTTAATTAATTTCCCTGAAGTTGATATTCCTATGTAATCAGTTTCATCATAATCAAAAGGATTTAAGTATAAAGATCTATCTTGATAATATTTTAAAACCTTAGTTTCAGTATCATATGATGCAACATATCCTCTGGCTAATCCAGTTGCAGTATTTTGGCGTATAACATCACCAACTACTATTGATCCAGTAGTAGATGAAAACTTAATTGCCGATAATGATGAAAATTCTCCATCAGTAAATGTGACACCAGATCCTAATGTTTTTGGATTTTTTATAATTCCAATTTGAGAAAATTTAGTATCAGTTGGAAAATCTTTATTCGAGTCATCAAATCTAGTGTATAAAAGAACTCTATCGGCACCTAGTTCTTTATAAATGTCAAATCCATGACCTTTAGATGGTGGAATAATTGGAATTAATTTTGCAGCTACACCGCCGGAAGATGGACTGATAGAACCAAGATCCACTAGTGCAAATGTATATCCCTTTCCCCCAGAAGAAACAATTACACTAGTAATAGAGGTTGAAACATCATCAACTTCTACAACTACTTTACCACCAGTTCCATCTCCAATAATATTTAATTCATGAGTTCCCGGAGTATATCCACTACCGGGATTTTCAATATATACTTTTTTAATTTGATTATTGTTTATGTCAGAATCTGCATTTTCTCTAACTGCCTGAATTTGCGTATTTGTGGAAAATTCCCAATTAGAAGGAATTGCAATATAGTCTGTAGAATCAAACTTAATAATATCTGAAGGAGAAACTGTAAAAAGATATTTCCAAATATATCCATCCTCACTTAAACCCGCTTTAGATGGATCTACATCAGTAAATTTTGGTTCATCTAATGAATTATTACCTAAAGTGTTAATTCCCGAAGAACCATTATCTATACAGATATACACAGAATAATCACTATTCATTACATAATAATTTGCATCATATAGTCTAGTAGATTGAGACACTGATGATGGATTTTCAATACTATAATCGTGACGATAAAGTTCATATCTAGTATTTTTAACCCAGTCAAGTCTTCTAACAACTCTCCTAATGTTTGAAGTTGTAACTCTTTTTCCAAACATTGCAGTATCTCTATAATGATACTGATATGCAAAATTATCATTAGGGTTTGGAATGTTTGTATCCCAATTCTCAGACCTACCAAATCCAACATGTGATGGATTAGCTAATCCTAAAAATATATAATATGAATTTTGAGGATCATCAATCGATTTGACAAAATTGCTAGTATTTTCTAATCGAAATTGATCAGTTATAATTGCTGACATATCATATACACTTTTTGATTATTTATAATTAAAACTCAACCTAAATCTTTACGTAAAGCACCAGTAGATCTTAAACCAAATCCCCTACGATGTATTTCTGGGAATGTGCTTAGTCCGGCATCTACAACATAATTTCTTAAATCTAAAGAAATGGGTTTAGTTTTAGATCTCTTTAATCCAAAAAATCTACCCCAAGAAAATCTTCCAACTGGATTTGATGTGGTTCCAGTTGCAACTACCCCACTAATATTAGAATTAGATTTTATGTTAACTACAAACTGACCAAAAAGACCGTTGTAAACTATAGATCTAACTTCATAAATATTGTTTAATTTATAAGTTCCAATACCAATAGGATTTATATCAGATGATCCAACGGAAACTAATCCATTACCGGTAATAGTGTCATAAACATAAATTGGGAATCCAACTTGCAATCCTTGATAACTGGTGGATCTTGTGAAGAATTTTAATGCCAATGGATGACCGTTGGTTCCCGTTGTAGTTGTAATTCCAGTTATAATTCCACTAAATCCTTGAACTCTTGTTATATCCAAAACATTTTCATAATTTGGTGCTGGTAATGGGCAAATAACATTAGGTGGATTTGTATAAGTGTATCCAACTCCGGGATTTGTTATATTGATTGTGGTTATTTTACCATTTACAATTGGAGATTCTGCAGTTGCAGTAACACCTATTCCATATGTTGCATATGTCCCTTCTATTATAATATTATCTGGTTGAGCAATACTTAGATATAAAGTATTTCCTATTCCGGTATATCCATCACCGGGATTATTGATAATTAACTCCTGTATAGTTCCTGCCATAGAAACCACGGCAGTAACTGCTGCAGCAACTGGATTATTATTATTGATAATAAATGCATCTAAGTAACTAATTACAATATCAGACTCATTCTCCTCATAATTAAAGAACTGTGCATCATCGACGAATATTTGTGGATCATTAGCTGCTAGAGATTTAATTATTTTTGCGGTAGGGTATACCATACCTTCTATAGAATCTCTAGCTTTAGAAATTTTTAATCCATCAATGCTGATGTCTGCTTTTTGCCTATACCAATCAAGTGGCTTATAATTAACCTCATCAATTCCCTGATCCATGTATAAGTTAGTTTCAACAGTATCTGATGCAAAAATAGTAGATACCTTTCTCTTATCTTGTGATACTGTTTGTGGTATTGAATTTCTCTTATTGAGTTGGACCGTATCACCATCTTTAATACTTTCTCTCACATTAATCAATACACTATCAATGCCTCTTCCTCCCCTATAGAAAAATATAGAAACATTATCATATGGTTTTGGTGGAGTAGTAAATACTATACTAGTTCCTCCCTCAAATCTATAATTCTTATATGGATCTTGAATAACCCCATTTACAAATATAAGAACAACAGCATTCAAATCTATGGCAGCAGAATCTTCATCTTCTAAATTTTTTTCAAAACTCAGCAATTCTGAATTATAATATAATGGGAATCTAACTCTCTTTCCATCTTGGAAATTTGTTATCGGATCAATAAAATCTAATTCACCAAATTGCCAAGCAGCAAATCTGTCAGTAAAAATATCTAAAACTGTTAATTGGAATTCTTCTAAAGGTTCTGATAGGTTTTTATCTGTTACCAATCCAACAACTTTAAATACATCTCCTATCTGGAAAGAATATCCTGTTCTAGGAATTTTAAATGAAGATACTTGATATAAGGATGCAGTACTTACAGTTTTTGTAGGTAAAGTAGAAATCCCAATAGCATTAGTAACAATGCCTACAAATTGAGTTATAGCAGAAGCAACATCGGAACAATCACCGGAATTATATACGCCAGGAAGACCTGATATATCACCTTCTACACTTAAATTGAAGTATTGTGTTAGGGATGAATATCCTCCAATAGTTATTGGTTCATTACGCATGGCTTGTATTGCCATGTCTCTTGCTTGCTCAAATGCATATATAGATTCCTCTTCCTCTCCGGAGAGATATGCATTGTCTATATAAATTTTTGCAGCATTATATACACTTTCGTTACCTCCAAATTTCAAATCATAAATTATAGATGATAAAACCGATTCTACATCATCTATACAATTTTGATTTCCTCCAGGAACAGAAAATCCTGAATAATTATTCAACATTCTTCCAACAGCAACTTCTGCAATTAGAGTTTTATTTTGCTCTATTAGTATTGCAGCATCGGCAAATCTACCTACAGGAGTGAATTCACTTGGACCAATTTCAACATTCACTAATAAACCTATTCCAGTGTCAGTTGTTTCTCCTATTCCAGATCTAAAGACTCCAATTACTGGTAAATTTTCATATATTGGTTCTGGTGGAAGAATTTTAACTCCAGAAGTAGAATATCCACTTCCACCATCATTGATAATAAATGATAGAGTTCCCCCTATACCAGCAATAGCAGTAATACTTGCTGCTGTTCCTGTATGATTTGGATCTGTTACCCCAATAGAAACAAGACCTCTATATCCAGATCCAAGATTATCAGTAAGACCTAATCCAACAGATACAATAGATCCTCCTGCTCCTATGACTGCAGTAACCGAAGCGCCTACTAAAGGAGCATATCCAAGTCCAGGTGTAGATCCAAGAGAAACTATTAATCCATTTCTGGGTAATTGGTTTTGATTAACATCAGCATCCGTAACAATCAGAGATCCATCTCCCTCAGAAGTTATTCCAGTAAATGTTACAGTTGAAAGTCCTGCAGCAGTATCTTCCTCAAAGAAATAATTATTACCAACATTATTTTCAGTTGTTGGTGTTTGGAATATTCCATTAATAATTAAAATTCCACTTCCTGGTTCAACTCCGGTAGTAGTCAATCCATTCTGAGTTAATGTAAATGATTGCCCTATTCCTGTAAATTGTGGAGATATATCATCATATACCTTATTATTAGTATAGTCACTTCTCAGATAAACTCTACCATTAAATGATGATTTCACTAGTGGAATTCCAGTGTCTCTATCTATAGTTACTCCTATACCGCTGCCTTTTGGTTCAGAAACAAAATAGATCTTATTTCCAACTATATTATATCCACCAGTGAGAACCTCTACAATGTCACCATCATAATGATCCGTTGCTATTGATCCGAAAGTTCCCCTATCAACACTGACTAATGCATATGGACCAGAATTTATAATAGGACCGATATTACTATCTCCATAACCAATATTAACAACAGACATATATTCATTATCAATTTTCAAAACATCTGTTGGGAAAATTGATCCAATACCACTTAAACAAACTATACTTGCAGCAGCCCCAACTACACCACCAACATTATCGATCAATGGATACTTCAGATTTGTAGTAGTCAACGGAGCTTGAATGACACCATTTAATGTTATTATTGTTTTTTCATTCTTTTTAGCCATCTCAATAGTGTGAATATTGCCAGATCCAGTGCTAGTAAATGTTACAAATATACCAACAGATTCATATTCTTTTCTAGTAGATAATCTAAATTGATCTTTATTTAATCTATTGACATATACAACATTTGGTAAAATTGTAGTTACTATTCCAGTATAACTTTGAGTAGCGCCTATTCCCATTGGTATTGCTGGAATTCCAAAAAGACTTGATCCTGGAGTATAAATTACCTCTTCACCATCACTAAAGAAGTGATTTTTCATAGTAAACACTCCAGTCTGTTTATTAACTACAGTGTTACTTTTTGGATTAAATGTTTTAACAAAAATTGGAGTTTTATTCCAACGAGCATCAAAACTTAAACGATTTATTCTCTTTCCATTTAATGCATCATATTGTTTCATATACATTTCTTCAGTAACTTTTCCATAATAAAACTGTTGAGGGATATTTAAATAATCAATATCACTGTTTATAATTTCATTAAACATCTCAATAGACACTTCTGAACCAGAATATATTGAATCTGGATAGAATGAAAGAATCATATTAAAATCTTCAATTCTTCCACCAAAAGTTCCTATTCCAGAATCTTGATTAACTGCAAGATATGGATATTGAGTAGTATACACTACAAAATTATCATGAATGTTAACCACCTGATGTAAGGCACTAGTATCACCAACACTCACCCTAATATAGGATTTAACTGCAGAAATATCATAACTATAAACTGATAATATGTCAGTTGCGCCAATAGATACCATACTGGAGGATTCATACTTAAGAGTTCTCTCAGTTCCTTCTATTTGATCTTCACTTGCAAACTGATAAGTTCCTATTCCAATAGAAGTTTGACCGAATCCTATAACTCTAGATCTAACAGTTACTGGATTAGATGACGTATTTTGATATTCAAAATTTAAAATTCCAGAATTTATATTTGATCTAAATGTTCCAATATAATTTCCTGAAGTAAATTCAAATATTCTAGAATCAAAGCATGATTCTGCCATGAAAGTATTAGTTCCATCATTAGTTAAATAAGTCTCAAAATAATTCATCTCTTGAGTTGTATTATTAATCACCTGAGACATAACGAACAGAGCTTTTACATCATTAACATTTCCTTTTATAATATTTGTAGTTATTCCGGAATTTGCAGTTGAATTTCTTCCAGTTAAAGTTACAAACCCAATAGAAGTACTTCCTAAACCTGCAAGATTGCTATTAAACTTACTTTCTAAAATTTTAATATCATAATCTTTAGTATATGGATCTTTAGGTTTAAAATAAACTACAACAGAATCGTAATCTTTTTCTAAAACAACCTCAATAGTTCCAAAATCATTATTTGTATTTGATACTATAGTTTTTTCTAACGCAAATACATCATCAGAGTTATTAATTATAACTAGTTCATAAATTTTTAGGTCGAAAGAAGCATAATCCTTTATTTGAATTAATAAATTTGAATATTTTTGAGATATTGGATACTCTAAAATACTAACATTCAAATCCTTAACATTTTCTTTATTTCTAAAAAATCCACTAATATCATCAATTAAAAGAACACGATTACTTCTACATTCAATATAATCAGTCAATTTTCTATTTTTAAGTTTTATATACTTGGATCTAGTTTCACTTGCATAAACATCTATAGCCAAATCTAAATTATAGATAGTGTCAACTCTAACTGCATCATTTACTAAATCAATTGTATTAATAGAATCAATTAAGGTTGTTGTTGGCAATATAGTTGTAATACTATTTTCAATTCTAGTATCTGCGAAATTTTTTAATCCGCTAGTATGAAGAACTCTATTCACAGGATCAACTGTTGTTTTGTATTCCAGTGGACTTCTTATCGTATAAGAAAGATTTTGATAATAATCATTATCTGCAATAAATTGCAAATCGTCACTAATAAATCCAATATTATCGTTCCATCCATAACTTTCCTTCAATGAATAATCAACTTCAAAGAAACCTGTATTTTTTCTAACACTGTTTATCTTAGCAATTACGCCACTATTTTTCCCTTTTATTTTTTGACCAGCAATTAATTCATACGTTCCAAAAACTTTAATATAATCTTTGAAAGACTCTGTGACAAAAATATCCTTAAGTGAATACCCAGATCCATCAAGTACCAGTAATTGCTCCTGATCATAAAATGTTAATTTTTCTTGGACAACTTCAAATTTTGGATAATTATTATAATTAACCATTGCAGGATATCCAAATTGAAATGTCTTTGCAATTCCCGGATTAGTAGTCAATCCGGATAAAGTATATTCAACTTGAATAGGGTTGGTATCAAAATAATTTATAACCTCAAAAAAGTCATACCCATAATCTTCAGAATTAAATCCAGTTCCAGTTTCATCATTTCTTTCCACATTTTCGACAAATACTTTATCTCCAACTTTAAATGGTGGATTAACATACCCAAGCAACGGAGTGCTTAGGAAACAAGTAACAATTCCAGTTGTAGAGGATTGCATTTGGTTGATAACTATTCCGTTATCATTATTAATAGCAATAATTTTATGTTGTATTGGATTCAATCCAATGGGTTTTTCTTCAATTATGATTTTTTCAATGGTTCCACTACCCATTTTAGGAATTACACGTCCTATTTCTGGTATTTGATTAGATATTGGATTGTATATTATTAATTTTGGTGGAGTGCTGTATTCTCTACCACCATCCAATACAATTACTTCAGAAATACTATCCGAATCAGTTAAACTAATTATCGGAGAAACATATGATTGTGGCTTTAAAGTTTTATCTGCAGCATAATCAAACCCCAAATTCAAAACTCTAACTGAATTAATTTTTCCTATCGTATTAGACTTTAATATTATATTTGCACTATTTCCAAATTTTGTTTTTATTGTGCTAACCGATGGAACTTTTTTATATCCTGTTCCACCAAAAGGAATTGTTATTTTACTAATTCCACCAATATCATTTGTAGACTTAGTCGTATATTCTAATAATGTAGTATTGTCCGAATTTAACTTAAATGAATTTGGATATTTTAATAAGGATATATCAAAAGTTTTTTCGGAAACATTTGATACTGAATATCTACTATTATAGCTATTTTCAACAAACTCAATTTGTGAATAATCTAAAGTATCTTCATCTGGTTTAATTACTTTTCCATCTTTTTGAATTGCATAATATAATGTCTTAGGAAGATGTGGTGAATATTCCAAAGATAAATATGCTTCAGATGAAACTCCAACTGTCCCAACTCCGGATACATTAAAAGTATTATCAATTCTTTCAGAATAAAATTCTTCAGATAAATTGATATCAGTAAATAATTTAAATTTATATCCAACCAACGAATCATCACTCAATAAGAAAGTTGGAGTTTTATATTCAGTAAATTTTAATTTTGGATTAATTAAACTAATTTGATGATTGTTTCCACCAACGGAAGAAAATGAAATAATTGATGGAGAGTCAGATATTGAATCTTTATAAGACTTACAAAGTTGTATTGTATTCTTAGAATCTTTGAAAATGTAATAATCTCCTGTCGATAATCCAGATATTGCTAAACCACTATGTCGATAAAAAACTTTATCTCCACTAACAAAATTATTATTAGGAATATTAATAGAATTTGTCTGAAGATTAACAGATGTTGAACTAAATCCAATAGTATCTACCAATAACCTATTATATTCTGAATCATATTTAATTTTGACATGCGTTGAAGTTCCTATGCCAACAGGACCTATTTCATTAACTTTAAGATTGATAAAGTCCCCATTTTTTAGTGTGTGTGGTTTAGTTAGAGTAACTTTTGCTACGCATCTATCAATGTCACATTTTATTTGGTCGAATTGAGATTCTAAAGAGTATCTGGAAATGTTAGACCCATTTGAAGCAAAAAATACTCCTCCAGTATTAGTCGTCAATCCAACCGATGTAGTTAATCCAATATAATCTTTAGATTTTTTTATAACATAAACAGTTTGACTATTTCCTCCAGATGGAATTAAAAATGTTCCTCTTCCCTCTTCAAAGCATGATATTGGACTTGCCTGAGAAGTTTTTCTAAATGAAACTTTTTGTCCGTTCTGGAATGGGTGATTTGGCAAATAAATGCTTTGGGATGGTATAGAAACCTGCTCTTGTTTGGACCCTACAATATACTGGACTGAATTGTCAATACCAAACTCTGTTCCAGTACCTACTGATTGTTGGGCATTAAAATAAACAATATTATTTTCTTTAGATAAAAATGAATCAGTTCTAACTTTCAGTTCAAATTTGCTAGGTAACAATCTAACTACGGAAGATGCAGTATGTCCTATAGATGTTACAGTTCCCCTATTTACTCTTAGAATTTTTTCACCTTCAAAAATATTTAAAATGCCAAAAATCTCCCTAGTTCCATTTGATCTAAAAATTGCTATACTATCACCAACACCAATATTTGATGGAATATCCGTGACGACAATATCAATATTATTATTAGAGAGTAATACTGGATTTTCTGCTATTGAAGATACTAATCTAGTTTCCGCAAAAGGAACATCAATTAAATAAGAACCTTTAATTTTTTGATTTACAGAGTCTGAAGTTATTCCAGAAATATTAATGTTATCATTATCATAAAAATTATGTATTTTTTTAGTATTAATTAAAACGGTATTTTCATTTTTCCAATGCATTGTGGAATCTGGGAAAGAAGATATGATAGTATTAATATCATAAATTTCCTTTCCATTTAATTCTGACACATATCCAGTAGCACCTCCACCATCTGTGCCACTATTATCAAATATCAATCTATCTCCTATAGAATAGTCATCACCAGATTCTACTATTTCGTAGTCATCAACTTGCCCTCTTTCAACATCTACTATTTCAGATTGTTGTGAAGAAATTTGATTTGGTTGAATAATAAAATCATTAGTTGAGTATGGGTCTCCTAATCTATATGGGAAAGTATTTCTGACTAAATTAGTTGAATTAAAATTATAATCTTGATTAAAATATTTACTAAAATTTTCTTCTACGGGTAGGTAATTAAATTTATTACCTATAAAATATGGAAATGTTTCCGAAGCAAAATAAGCATAAACACCATTTGGAAAATCCAAAGTCTTGGTAAATCTACCGTTATTGAAATCTAAATCTCCAGTGTCGGTAAATCTATAGTCTTCTACAAAAATTCCTTCATCAAACTCTGATGGCCTATCTTCAACGCTAGAAGCATCTAATTCATATCCCGAAGAAAGAATTTTTATTGCAGAGTTTAAATCTTTTGGATCACTTAATCCATATCTTCCATATATTGGACATCCATCATACGTCCAACCGATTATTGGTGAATGTGATAGTCCATTATCACCAAATTCTGAATTACCAATATTTGTAGAATAACCAACATATCCATACTGAACATAATTTCCTCGATCTATAAGAATTTCATTTCCAAATCTCTTATTATTATTGATAGTTAAATCCCTGACATTAGGATCTAAAATGCAGTTAATTCCAGCAGGAATTACTTTAATATTAGTTGTTGTCTGATTATATCCTATACCACCATTTACGATTATTAGTTGAGTTATTCTACCTTCATTATCAATGATAGGTCTAACTTTTGCCCCAACTCCTTCACCTGTTATGATAATATTTGGAGTTGAATAATATTGATATCCTCTATTTTGAATATTTACTCTTACTAACCTTCCATTAGAAATAACTGGAGAAAGTGAAGCACCTTTACCCGATATAAATTTAGTTGTCGGTTTATTATGTAAATTTAAAATTTTAGATCCATATCCAGATCCTTTTCTGTGAATATTTACATCTATTATAGATCCTCTCACAATAGGAGTTGCTGTTACAACTCCAACTGAATTTGAAATTTTTACATCTATAGAAATTTTTGGGTATTTGAAAGTATGAGTTCCTACACCAACACTTCCAAAAACAACATACTCCTCTTTATCGTAAAAAGATCTTATAGATCCGCCTATACCTGCGTTACATAACCTAAATCTATCATTATCTAATGCTAATACATAATATCTATTTGAAGTTGATAATCCAGTTATCGGTGTTCCTATGTTACCATACTCCACTATTTCACCATTTTTAAATCCATGATTAATAATAGTTACAAGTGAATGCTCTTTAGATACATCAGAAGCATTTGCATGTAATTTTTTATATGTAAAAGTATTGTTAGAACTGACAATGTTAATTTTAGATATTATATTCTTACCATTATAAGGTAAGAATTTATGGATTCCTGAAACAAACATTGTTGTAAAACCAACAGTATTAATTCCAGAAAGATAATCACTATAAGAACCATGAATTTTTATAGTTTTATCGTTCACAACTTTTGCATAATAAATTCCACTATCTTCTAAAGTTTTATTTTGATTTGCATTGCTACCCAAATATGCCCCTATTCCCAATGAATTATTTCCATTATTACTATAAACAATAGGTTCCCCATTAACAAAATTGTGATTTTGTTTAAATGTTATAGTATCATTTCCAATATCTAAACCGCCACCAAATCTAATTTCTCTTGCTTCAAAAGAAACTTCCCTATAAACAGTTTCAGTAACTGGTTCCAATAAACAATCAAAATTATTTCCACCTGAAATAGTAACTCCAAGTGCTTCTCCAATATCAAATTCATGTGGATCGACTAAGATATCTACCAATTCTCCTTGAATAATTGGTTCTAATTTTGCAGTTTCTCCACTACTAGGTGAAGAAACTTGTATTCTTGGTGGGTTAACTACATCATATCCACTTCCACCATTCAAAATTCCAACTGATTTTATTGGTCCGTAATAAATTTTATTAGAAGATTTGTAATTAATGATTTCTACACCATTTATCATCATACCAATAGCAGTATCTATTGGAGTTTCAGTTTCTATTGGTGCAAGTATATTATTCTGATTGGGGAATTTTTTTAATACTTTTTGTGGTCCTACTATTCTATCTTTCTGGGATAATAATGTAAATGTATGCTTCCCATCATTTAATGGTTGATTAAATTCTAAAGATTCTCCAATTATAATAAATGATTTCGAACTGTATAATTTAATTTTATTTTTTGGATTTAAAACTTCAATATAATAAATTCCTTCCTCAAGACCATCAAGAGGATCATTTTCTGGGGTATAGTATAAAGCATCTCCTGTGATAAATGGAACTTCAGATGCAAATGAAATTACTCTATAATTTAATGTTGCTGGATTTTGATCTTGAATTCTAAATGCTACAGGTGAAGCATCAGATATTGCAGTTGTGGCAAATGAAACATTTATAGAATATGATGGTAATGAGTTTGATGCAACATAGAAATATTCGTCACTTTCATTATAAACATTTAAAGTATTTGAAATTAAAGTATTATTTCCAAATGTAGATCCAAATAAATCTGGATTTGAAGAACTATTTGCTTTTTTTAATTTCCTCCTAATATCATAGGCATATCCATTAATTGGGGAAAATCCGGAAGCACTAATAGTAACTGACTTAGTATTTGATGTATTAATATTTGTAACTAATGCATTTTCAAATAATACATCCTGAGATCCTCTTGCTACTATATCAATGCGATCTCCAACCTTTAAACTGGACTTATCAGTGTTAGAGTATAAAATTAAATTAAATAATGGAGAAGAACCACTAATCGTTTCAACTTGATATCTGGAAGATGTGTTATAAATCCAAGAATTTGCGAAAGTTTCTTTGAATGTTTTATCACTCGATGGATTTTTTATTACATCACCTATATTTTTAACATATATTTTTTCACCTTCACTCGATAAAAATGTATCAGTCAATGAAGTATAACTAGACAATACTCCTGTAATTCTTATCTCCGATTTCTTTGTAAGATCACCATCCTCATATCCATAATAAATGTCATTTGTTCTAATGTCTGATGCTAGATAAATTGTACTGCCAATACCAACACATCCAAAAAATTGATTAACAGACTTGCTAGTATATGCAATATTAGTGTTAATGCCAGAAACTAATGTTCCGAAACTTGGAAATCCTATAGTAGAATCTACAGAAATTATCGAAGATCCTATAGATATATTTTCTAAAACTTTTGTTGAAGGTGTAATTGAAAAATTTCCAACAACATTGGTTTCATCAGTGTATCCAACAAACAACAATATTCTGAAATATTCTTTAAGACCCTCTTTAACAAGTTCTACATGAGAAATAGATGCATTTGTAACCGAATCCCCCTGCTTATATAAGGTTTGACCTATTAATTTTAAAGGATCACCAGATATAACATCAGCAGTGACTACTTCACTTCTCCTAAATTCTGCTTGAGATGGCTTTATTACAAATTTCTCAAGGTCTACAATTTCTGGATTAATTTTGTAAAGAATATTAAAAAGTATTCTAAAAGATTCGTCAGTTCCCTTTGCTTGATAGAAATTTTTAGACTGTTTGATAAACTTATTTACATCTAACTCAGGAATAAAATCTACATTTTCTAATCCTGGTGTCAAAAGAAATTTTATTTTACGATAAAACTCTTTTAAAAATAAAGAACTTAAATTAGTAATATTAGCACCTTGGGTATGTGAAGATGCTTTTGTGCTAGTGAATACTAATTCACCATCTTTATCATATTCTGTAATTCCACTAAATCCTCTGATACATCCAGTGAAAGAATTTGTTGTTATTCCAGTATAGGTAATAATCTCATTATCAATTTGTAATAATCCATATTGATGTGGATATCCTTTTGTATTTGTCACAACAATAGTACTATCTGATTCTCCTATAGAAACAGATAATGTGGAAATTCCTGAAATTACATCTGTAGTCAGATTATCTAATCTTAGATATTGATCTAAATTTTCTACAATATCTATAGATCCACCCTGATATTCTTGGGATATGTAGTATTGCTTTAAAAACTCTGATGTTTTCGGAAAGTCCGAAACAACATATGAAGGTAGTTGATTTTCTACAATTTCTTGTACTTTAATTCTAGTTTCAAAACCAGTTGCTATCATATTATACCCTCTTTAATTCTCCGTTTAGATAACTCGATGTAACTTCAAATCCAATTCCAGAAGTATTTTCTCCGGAAGTAATAGTATCTCTAACCATATTTATCTTACTCTTTGAAACATCAAAGTATAGATAAAGATCTTTTAGAGCAATAACATCATTAGACTCGGGAGTTGCTTGTATCTCAATTACATTATCAGATAATTCAGTTTCTGTAATTTCTGTTGTGGATAACATTATTTCACCATTAGTATAATTGACACTACCTGCAGATTTAACAATAACTCTTACATCAGAACTATCTGAAATTGGTTTAACGATTGATATTGTTCCCTTTCCACTTCCATCCAAATTACCAGAACTATTTTTATTTGGAATATCAGTTAAGTATACAAATCCAGTTTCTCCAGAGATCTTAAACCCAGTACTCTTTATATTGTATCCCTTTTCATTAATATGGAATTGATTACCAAAGCAAATTTCATACTGAGTATATTCATTTAATATTGGATTTAAATTTCTTCTCATTACAATTTTAGTAATATTTGAAGTTATTGATTTATCAACATTATCGATAATTTGAATTAATTTACTATATTTAAATCTACCACCAAACTTATTCAAGTCTAAGGAAGTTGCATAATCATTCAATGTATTTACAATTTTTCCTCTTAATTCATTTACATTTAATATTTTAGATGAATTATAATAAATTGAAGAATCAACCTCAACATATAGAATTTTAGGATCTAATATTTGCTGATTGATTCCCGTCAATGAATATTTTCTAAGATCTTTAAGTATTTTTTTCTTATCAAATTCTGGAACAAAATTTCTATTTCTTGGTTTAATAATTATAATTACATTTCCATACTGCGGAGGATCCAATTCTTCTCCACCAATAACTGCAATAGACTCTGTACTTGGATATATTTGTTGCACTATACTCTCATAATCTTTAGCAGTGACTGCTCTATACTGTGAAGAATAGAGACGAGGAGCAAAATACTTGATTGAATCTATCGGTTCAATGTCACTTCCAAATTGTGCTGGAGAAACAGTTGTTAAAGAAACGCTAACGGGAACAACATTTGTTCCATTTGGACTTTTTACATTTCCTGCATAAGAAAATGAACTTGGTCCATTTCCTTCTTTACCATCACTAATGATATAGGAAGCAGTTATAATTGAGTTATTTTCAAGTTTCTTACCAAAAATACCATCACCAAAAAGAATTTCATACTTCTCATCCTGTATTTCCTGTAAAAGATAAGTTTCTGATAACTCATTAATATTCAAAATATTATCAATAAATCTATATTCTCTTCCAGACCCTGTTTCCGAAGGACCCTTTACAGTAACAACTAATGTTGTGGTGTCTACAAATGAATTATCAACTATAAATCTTTGGTCTATTGACCCATTTACAACATATTGTTTAGTTAAAAATGTACCTTGATAAATTGTAATTTCAGAGAATGTAGCAACCCATCTATTATTAACTTTTTCTACAGTTGTAGTTATAGATTCGGAAATTGAAAAAATATAAGACGTTCCCTCTTTAGATCCCACACAAACGAGACCAGGAGATAGAGTTAATGTAGTATATGGAGGAGTAGGTGTAGTAATTGCATTACCGACATCAATCGCTAAATTAATAACTGCCCTTGCAGAAAGTCTAGATTTTGGTATATACCCAATATTTCTTGCTAATGAGACAACATTTTCTCTAACAGTTGCAGAATCCAAAAAGGATTCATTGACTATCATATTTGAGTTAAATGCTGTTATATAAGTGTTATATGCAAGAGTATCAATTAAGACTGAAAAGTTAGATCCTTCAAAATCAAAATCTGTAAAATTTGAATTTGATCTAAGATAGTCTTTAATCGATGTTTTGATCTGATCAAAATCTAAATTCGTAAACTTTGTGAAGGGCATATTACTACCTTGTTAGTTCTAACAGGAATGAAAACTCTTGAGAAGGAAATTCTTGCCCAATAATATCATAAGTTACCGTTACATTAAATTCATTTAAATCCTCTACAGGATTTACAAAAACTCTTACATTTTTAACTCTAGGATCATATTTTGCAATCACAGTTTCAATTTCAGATTGAACTGATGCTGCCGAAGCGACGTCAACAAAATCAAAAAGTGTATTTTGAATATTTGTTCCAAAATCAGAATTGAAATATTTTTCTGTTCGGATAGTCTCAACTAGATTACGAATAGATCTAGTAATTGCATTTTCATTTTTTAAAATCGGAGCATCTTTTGTAACTGGGTGTGGTTCAAATGATAAACTAATATCTTTAAATGCTCTGGATACTCTTTGAGTCTCCATTTTAGTTCATATTGGGGTATTTTTCTTCCTATATTTATAACTTCTTCCAGGGAGAATCGAAGACTGGCTCAGTTCCATACTCCCAATCATCATAATCTTCATCATTTCTAATTTTTTGATGTAATTTCGACTGTTCGATTAAATTTTTATGATTAGTATGCATTTCATCATGCATAATTTCTTGAATTACTCTTTTTTCTTCAGTTTTTTCTGGTAAATTTACCGAATAATCTGTAACTAAGTGTGTTGTACCCCACATTTGGTACATGTAGTCCAAATTTCTGTCTGGATTTTGGTGAATTGCCATCTGTTTCCCTCTAAAATGAAAAAACAGAACTTTTTACGGGGTTTCTATCCCGAATTTTTTCTATTTTTTACCAGATAAAGGTCATTTTCCAGTATTTTTTCCAAATACTCACTTTCCCAATACGTATAATAGACAGTTTTTGTTAATTTTTCTCTAAATTTTCTTAATTTTTCCCTTGGTTGTGCCAAAATCAAGTTAAAGTCATCATTATTGGTTTTTACACCATTAATGTATGTAGGATTTTTATAAGAATCCTCAAAAAATTTGTAATCTTTATACATTTTATTATAAAAATCTACCCATGAGGATAATTCTTCCATGGACCAATAGTCCTCAACAATAAAAATGATGACATCATACCCAGGAATGGGTGTAATATCATCAATCGAGCAGTTTATAATTGTATGTTTCGATAACGAGGCAAAAGGACATATAGAAAAATCACCCAATTCTGGACGAGACTTAGAGATTGTATGAATCCATCTCAAAATCTTTTCAGAATCAGGTGATAATTCCATTATTTGCCTTGTCCTCGATATTTCTTTGCCGCACCATTACGAGAAGACGATGCGTACTTAGTACCGTTACCCTTTCCTTGACGACTCTTCTTAGGAGGTCCAGGAATATAAGAACCAGCCTTGCTACCTTTTGCCATAATTTACTCCTTAACAATTTCAGGTTGTACTTCAGAAGGATGAGGAGAACCTTCCTCATAGAATTTTTGAGCGAAGTCCTCCATAATATCAAAGAATTCATCTCTGGTAAGATTTTGATGAATTCTCTCTCCATTCAACAGAATGTTGTATTTTTCTGTGTATGAACTGTTAGTCATCAAATGATTCTTGTTTTTTCGTGACCGACTCTAATACGAGGATCGCACCAAATTTCAAATCCTGCGTCCTTTGCATCTAAACAGAAACTCACATCTTCTCCACACATGTCTTGAACCTCACCAGACTCAAAGACTTGCATTTTGGGTGCGAACCAAGGATACTTCATTTCAGGATTCTCAAAAACACCGTGCTTAATCAGAAGCCATCCGAAACCAGTATAATCAACTGTGAAGGGCTTACGACGCTTGGAAATAGACTCCACAGTTTCGTGATTCATCACACCACCATTATTGCGGAAATCGTCTTCTTCTAACCAGTGGGCAACTGAGGTTGTGTGCCCGTCCTCAGTAGCATACCAACCTGCTGCGATATCCTTATCCATCAATACAAGTTGATAAAATTTTTCTGTGTTAAACACGATATCCGAATCGATCCACAGTTGCCAATCGTATTTTAGTTTGCCGTCCCATGGAATCTGATCGGGACCTCTCAGTACGTTCGCTCCAAGACACTTGCAGCGAGCAAAATTAACCATGGAGGAATAATCTTGAGAGATTTGAATACTTGCGCCGTTCTGCACCAAATCAAAACAGAGTTGAACGAAACTCTTCAGATAGGTATATGAAACTCCGCGCCCTGGAAGACAGAATACTACTGACTTTCCGCGAACCATTTCACGGGCTTTGTCGTAATCAAACTCTTCCTCTTCTGTTTTTTTCGGCGGTGCCTTTGCTTTAACAGTAAATCCTTTAGCCATAATTGATTGTAATTACTTCAGTATCATACAGTATTATATAGTGGTTGTCAATAGAACCCTCTTAGTCCTCAGAGTGCTCCGAAATCACAATTTCATTACCAATGCACTCTACATTAACCTCAGTATCTTCATACCATGAGAGATCATTCATCATCCACTCTGGAATAGTTATATAATACTCGCCCGTGATTGGATCGATCTGTATTGTTGTAGTTTTGTCCCCAGAATTTTTTTTCATGTCATTAGGTATATAAGGTATTTTTTATATAGAAAAATTTTTTTCTTATGAGTGTTATGTTTCTCTCGCTTGTGTAACACTTTATAGCTTAGGGGTTCCTTTCATTTTTATAAACGCGCCCCGCGCGGGCGGCGGGGGCGGCACGCCCCCAACTGCCAAATCACGAACGCAGATCAGAAGCGAACCGCTAGCGGGGAGTGCCCCACACGCTCTGCCAGTCGATCGCGGGCAGCGGCGATGCGGTCGGCGCGGTGCTGTGCCTTAGCGGTGCGGATGGCAGCGTCAAGGTCAGCAACCATAGAGG